TGGTGTAGATCGGTTTCTTGTTCTTCAATCGCATTTTCATCTTCGGATGCTTCTTCTTCTGCAACTTCCTGAACTTGTTGTTCCGGTTGAGTTTCAGTTGGTTGTTCAACCTCAGTTTCTGTTTCTACTTTCGCTTCAACTTCTTCTTTTGGTTCAACTGGTGTTGCTTCTTCTTGAGGTTTTTTGATAACTCCTTTAGAGTCCATTAAACCTTCAATAGATTTAGCAGCACCTTGTACTGACACATTGTTCAGTAATGGGTTACTGTCAGACATTTAAGTCCTCCTATGGTTAAGCTGTCGTTAGACTTGGCTTTGATTAAATCAAAGAAAAAAAATTTCTTTGCTTATTCTAACCTTGATGGTTAAAATTTTGTTTGACGTTGTTGTTTTCTAAAATCTTCTAACTGTTTTTCTGCAAGTTTCCCTGTTTCAATTACAGTTTGAAGATGTTGTTCTACTTTTCCAACAACATTATAAGCAATCCAGAGTTTTTCTCTGGTATCACTTTCTTTAGCACCAGTTTTTTCAAGTAGTGCTTCAGAATAAAGTTTTTTTAGAGAATCAACCGCCTCTATAAAAATTTTATTCTCTAATATTTGTTTGGCTTGGTTGGATCGGCTGATTTCTTCCGATCTCCTCACCTGGTCTTTGGTTTCCATTTAATCCTTGTAACTGTTGACTGAACATATTAGTCGATTTTGTAGCTTGTTCAAGAATTTTGTTATCTCCTGCTACCATCATCTTATCTAAATCTGCATCAGCTTTAATTTTTGCAGCATCTAACTGAGTATTATATTTTAAAGCCATTTCTTTTATCTTCGCTTCAAAATCTAATTGCATTTCTTGAGTTTTTTGAGCCAATTCTTGTGCTTGTAATTGTAGATCAGCAATTTTTCTCTTATTCTCAGCATCAATTCTTGTAAATTCTATTTTTTCAATAGGAGTTAGAGGTGGTGGAGCTGGTGGAGGCATCATTTGTTTGCCAATATCAGGATTCACAAAGTAACTTTCCACATTTTTAAGTCCAGCGTTCTCAATTACTTTTGATAAAGTGTTGTAAATGTTTTTTAGAGTTACCATTGGCATCTCTTTTCCACCTTGTAATTGAAATGCTTGAAGTTGTCGTTCAAGGATGTTGTTTAGAATTAGAATTTGTTGCTCTTTAGAGCCAGTTCCAAGTCCTACGACAATATTAATATTAAATTTATCTTTCCATTCAGTAGGTTTAACCGGTACATACTGATTATTTAACATAACAATTCTTTCTTTGTCTTGATACTTAACCATAAGTTCAAATATTTTTCTAAATAAATCTTTCACACCAGTCTCTGCAAAGATTCTAGCAATTAATTCTGAACGCATTTGAGTTTGCGTCATCAAAGTATTAACACCAGTTGCAGTTTTTGAATTTAAAGTATCTGCATCTAACCCTTGAGCAGACTTTGTAATCCCAGTTCTAGCTTCTCTAACTGAATCTAAATAAGATAACATTGGAAATGCTTGTTGTGAAATAGGTTGTGATTGTAAAGGTTGCATCACTTGGTTTGGTGGTTGCTTAGTTCTAACAACACCACCTGGTCTAGTCGTTAAAAGATCATCCATATTTACCATACCATCCATGATCGCAACTCTGTTATTATTTGTTAAATACATATTATCTAATAACTGACGCATGACAGTTGATTTCATCAATTGTATATCTTCAACTAATTCTGAAATTGATCTTCCATAAAATCGGTGTGGCATTGGAATTGGAGTTACAGTTACAAATGGAACATTATCGCAAGGCATATTTTCTAACACCATAGAACCATCATCACCTGCCGATACAATTCTTCTTAGTTCTGCAATACCATCTTCATCGTAATCGTATTTTACATAAGACTCATAGATTAAAACTTTCTCTGTAGATTTATCTGTAGCACTATCGACTGGAAACTCATCTATATTTCTTTGTCTAGTAATTTCTTCACTATTGTAAATATCTTCTTCGCTAGTTGGTAAGTCATTAACTTCATCTTCATCATAACCCATAGCAACTAGGTCTGATCTTGACATTAAAACTTTGTGCGAAACAAAATCGGCATCGTCAATTGATTTTGCATTTCTGTCAATTAAAAATTCTTCAGGTGGCACACTTTCAATTTTTATTTTACCAGTTTTTTTGGTTCTTTTAATTTTGCAATTGTATAAAGTAAAATCTGGTTCTTGAACTTGAGATACATCTACTCCTTGAGCCTCATACTGCTCAATTAATTTTTCAAAATTTTCTTTTGCAGTTTCGTCTTCTATTTCTTCTTCCTCAACAACTTCGATTTCATCTTTAGTATCTTCAAGTAAATCTTTTTCAGCTTTAGTTAAATTTTTATAAGTTTCATGCTCAACCTTTTCGCTTTCGTCATAATAGATTTTTAAGAAACCATTTTTTTCAATTAGAGCATCTTTAAAAAAATTATATAATAATTGGAAACCATTATTGTCTTTGTAGAACACATGATTTAAATACGCAGTTGCTTGTTCTGCCAAAGGTACATCTTCAGCAGTTACCGGTTCGCATCTTACTACTTTATCACTTGCTGTAAAAACTCTAAGTAGGTTTGGCAAGATACTTTCAATTGTATCTGCAACATCGGTTGATACTACCTGACTACGACCATCTATTTCTGTTCCAAGTTTATCACCTAAATAATATTCTAAGGATTTTCTTCTAGACTCAGAAAGATTACCTCCTAAATACCCTAAAGCATTTTCTATTTGATTGGATAATAAACTTCTTAATTTAGGATCTGATAATTCGATTATTTTTTTTGCCATATTAAACTATATAATTTGTGTCCACATGAATTGGTGTGTTCCAATCCGATCTTTCGATAGGTTCTGTAACAGCTCCATATCGTACTGAGTCTGCAAAGTGTGATGCCCAGTTGTGCAAAGGTTTATTCCTAAAACAATTATTTTTTTCATCCCAGCGTTTGCAATATGATTTTAATGCCTCAACCAACTTTTTGCAATTGTTTTTATGAAAGTAGCACTTAGGCAACATTCGTCTTACTTGCTCAATACCATCTTCTACACTAAGTTTAGGTGCTATGTCAAATTCTAGCCCCATTTCTTTTGCGGTTTCCCATCTTGATTTATTCGTTCCAATCTCCCTAACTCTAATATCATGGGGAGCTATATGCTTTGAGTAGTTATAAGGTTTGCTATCTATAATATTTAAATAATGCTCTAAACCCTCACCTGCATTTTCATAGCAGTCAATTATTCTAACTTCATCATTGTGTCGTTGAGCAAAGGTAATCACAGTAGAATCATTCATTCCTAAATCCCACCATGTTTCAACCTCTAAATTATCATCTATTTCAAAATTTTTAACATTACCTTTTTCCTCTAGTTCCTCAATTGTCTTACCATAGTAAGAACCTGATATTCCAGCTTGGAATGAACATTCAAACTCTTGAGCATAACTTTCTGGCGACATCGTTTGTTTCGCAGCCTCTAATTCTTCCTTTGCTATGATATTAGTTTCACTAGCTTTAAATACTGCTGTAAACCAATCTTTATTGTGTTTAGCATTTTCATGTAAATCAAAGAACCAGTTTCTTCCCATCGGTGTGCCTATGAATATTGCAAAGCCTTTTCTGTCCGACAAACAAGGTCTTAAAATAGTATCAAAAAGGTCTGGCGAAAGGTTTTGTGTTTCATCGCAAACTATCCCATCAAAATATTGACCTCTTATTGCAGCACTATTCTCACCGCCTAAAATTTGTATTCTTGAATTATTAACTGAGAAATCTACCCTAAGTTCAGACTCATTAAATTTTGTTCCTGGTATGGCAGAGGAAAATTGTTTCATATAATCCCAAGCGGTTGACTTTCCTTGTAACCGGTAAGGAGAGATAAAAGCAAATCTAGGATAGGGTTTATTGCTTGTTAGAGCAGCCTTAATTAAGTGATTGATAGCAAATACAGTCTTACCCCCTCTACGATGAACAATGACCACATTAAAGCGGTTCTTATCGCATTTTTCATGCAAAAAATTTTGGATTTTTCTTGGTGCGTAAGGAATAACAATTTGTTTCATTTTAAAACAAAACCCCCCCTAATGAATTGTTGTATTTGAATCTGGATAATCGTCTGGCAAAATGAATTGTGTTCTTAAGAACTCAGAAAAGTCTTCAGCTTCATCGTTTGTTTTAAAACCTTGAAAATGTGTAATCACAATTGGTTTTTTTGTGTTTTTATCTTTCATAATGAAGATTATTGTTTTTAGAAATCTATCGTCCATGTGTGTGTAGCATACATTAATTTTAATTTAACCGGTAACACAAAATCAGGTAGCCACCAATCAAAAACCCCCCATATTTAGTAATTCAAATCTAATAACTAACTAATTACAACCATAACTTTTAAAACGATAATTTATCGTTACTGATATAAAACTTCCGATAACTTAAAGGTTATCACCATGTTCGCTAATTGTTCTCCTTTTGTGATATTTTTGCAACACCTTGTGTGTATAATCTGCTTTTTATGTGTGCAAGTTTCACCAAACATTCAATAAAATCAAGGTTTTTAAATACTTTTTCAATCATAAACAATGTTATTTACTCCAAGAAATTGTTAATGGTTGTTCCTTATCACCTTTTAAAGTTAAAGTTTCTGCCTGTTTACCATACTTTTTAGCACTTAATTTTGATGCAGACCATTGATTGTGAGCAGTTATAATTTTATAAAGGTTAACCAAGTTCTGAGCTGACTTAGGATCTACGAAACCATTTTCAATTTTAGCTTCTAAATCTTTTCGTTTGTCTTCAAGTTCTGAAAGTTTTAAATCTATGCTTAATTCCTTAGACTTAACATAACGCATCATAAGGTTGTCATCGTTAATAAGTTCTTTTCTGAATGATTGCCAAGTATAATTAGTAATTATATTAAAAGTTTCTCTGATAGTCTTACCATCTGCAATAAGCTCTAAAATCTGATCTGCTAGTTTTTCGGTTAGTTTCTTTTTTCTTGGCATATTAGAATAATTCTAAAGTGTGAGTCCTCCAGTTAGAAAGGAAAGAAAGAAAGGTATCTGAAAGACTCACTAGTTAATTAACTTAATTAGGCTAAAAACAACTAAAAGAGGGAGCTAGTAGCCAGTTAATCTATTAGCACAATATCTTGTGTTTTACAAATCAAAAGGTTTCTTTTTGGGAAAATTACTAAACTCATCAAGTGTAATAGGATTAATCTTAATTTTGCCATCAAAAATAAGTTTGTCTATTTCCTTTTGAACTGTCCAAGCTCCAAACCTCTGATTGTCCACAATCCACCGCATCTGCTCTGCGGAGAGCATCCCAGATTTTAAGTCGTTAATTATTTGTAAAACTATTTCAATCTTTTCAGGGGGGGTGTAGGTGTTCTTATAGCTTAATTGTAAAGGTTCATTATTATAATAGTACATATTAATCTTTTAACTTTTTAAATCCTTTAAACCCCTTATTAATATTGTTATTATTATTATTGTTATTACTCTTATAATACTGCCCAATTTTTGGGTAGTCTGATTGCTTAAATTTTGACACCCTGATTACCCTTTTTTTGGGTAGTCTTAAGGTATATTTGTTGGCACTTGATAACCTGTGAATAACTAAATAGCCATTTTCAATAAGCTCCTTTTTAGCCTTTTGTAAAGTATT